CCCGCGCATACTGGTTGCTGATATAGGGATACTCAGCCACCCCGTTCGGCGCCGGGTAGAACTGCAATTCACCGCCAATGATTATCCACCCGCCGGGCGACTGGATGCCCACCAATCCAGACTTGTAAAGCAGCCAGTCGTTCACACTGTAGAACGGCTCGTAGCCCCAGAACCACGACTGCGCGTTCTCGATGGACGACGCCAGCACCATCCGGTCATAGTCCGCAGGCAGGGGATAGGCCAAGCTGCCGTCGCCCACGACTTGCGCCACCTTCGTCAACGCGCGCCAGTCGTGGGACTTCATGATGTCGGTCGCAACCTCATTGGCAAGGTCGGCAAACTCCACCGCGACCTGATCGTTCGACGCAAAGACCTGGCTGACGGAAACGCCCGTGCAGCGCAGAATTGCAGATCGGATCGCGGGAAAAATCATGTCAGGCGTCCTGCTTCAACTCCGCCAGCGTGGTCTGCAAGGTGGACAGGCTCGGATTGCCGCGCGGCCTTACGCCCGTTAACGCCTCGATCTCGTCCTTGATGCGCACTTTCTCAGCATCTTCGGAGAACTCCGCATCCGCCTCCTCGACAGCCTGCTCGACTTCGGCAGGCGTGGCGTAGTCCTGCGGCACAAGCGCCTTCAGGCGTTCAATCTCGGCCTGCATGGCGGCGATGTCGGTCGTGGCTTTTTCAGCCGCCCGGTTGTTGCGTTCCTCGGTCCAGCGCCGCGCCATATCCTTCAGCGCGTTGGCGTTCATCCCAAGCGCCCGCACGCTGGGGCCTTCCATCTCGTGCAGCGCCTCGATGGAGTAAATCTTGAGCGCGCGGCATACAGACAACTGCGCAGGCGTGATGCCGTAATCGGCCAAAGCCTCAAGGGCCGTCCCGCCCGCCACCTGATCGCCGCCTGTCAGAAACGCGCGGTACTGATCCGAAAAACGCTCCGCGTAGGTCACAACCCGCGTGCCGACCTTGCGATACATGCTTTCCACCGGCACCACCGGCGCATAGTTCCGATCGCCCGCAAAGCGCAACTCCACAACCTCGCGCGGGTTGTCGTATACCTCTTTGCCTTCCATCTCGGAGCGCGCAACATTCAGCGGCGTCATCACCTTGAAATAGGGCGTGATGCCGTGGGAGTTGGCCTCAAACGGCAGCCGCACACTTTCGGGAAGGCTGGCTGTGTGTTCTTGCGTCATGTCGAATTCCTTGTCTGAGGTAAGGGAAAGGGGCGACCGAAGCCGCCCCCTCTGTTGTCAGCCCGGAGCCGCGTTCCATGCGCCCTTGCGGACGTGGAAGAACTGCCCAGCCGTGATGGCCTGGCCCGGCGGGGTGTAGAAGCCGCCCGAACCCGCCTCCACGGTATAGGCCGGGAAGGTCAGCGTGACCTGCGTGCCGGTGTCTGCCGTTGCGTCGATGTCTGCCGAAGCTTTGACAAACCAGTACTCGGCGCCGTCGCTGCCAGTGACCTGGGTGCCGACCTGATAGGACGGACCATCCGCGCTCAGAACATCGTAATGTGCCGGGCGGTCGATCACTTCGGTGATGCCCGGCCCAAGATCGGGCGAGGCGCGGAAAACGTAGTCGATGGACATGCCTTGTCCTCCTTACGGCGTGGTCGGGGTTGCGATCAGACGCCCCGAATAGCGGGGGTTCTTGAGGATCAGTTCGCCGACCCACAGCAGATACTGCGCGTAAGCGTCCTGGTTCACCGGCATCGCCCCCTCACCGGGGAACAGCGGCACCATGTTGTAATCGCTCATGTACCGCACTTCCAAGCTGTTCGGCTCGATGAAGTAGGCGGTATTGGCCGGCATCACGTTGTCCACGCCAGAAGCGCAGTAGGCCGTGACGTTGCCCGCCGGCGTGGCGATTTCGAGACCCTGGAAACCAAGCGTCGGGCGGTTCGATCCGCCGCTGCCGCCGTTCTCGCGCTGGATGCGCTGGATTGCCGCCAGAGACGCCGAAAGCGGCTGATAGGTCAGCAGGTCCATGATCCAGATCGACGGATAGCGGTTGCCCTTCGAGCGCCGCGCCGTGACGTTCTCAATGATCGAGCGCGCCGTGGTGCTGTCCCAACCGGCAGCACCGATCCCGGTGAAGTCGGTTTCTGCGTCGAACACGCTCGGCTGCCACAGGGGATGCAACGAACGGTCAATGCCGCCATAGACGCCCGTGGTCGGAAGGATCGGCAACGCGCCGCCCATGCCGATCATCTCGCGCCCTGCGCCGCCGGTGCCGTTGCCATGCAGAGAAATTTCCCACTCGTCCCGCATGGATTCGGTCGCGTTGTCCATGTAGGTCTCGTAAAGGTCGATAACCTGCGTTTCGCCCTCGTTGCCCCGCATTTCAGTGCCGGAAAGCGAGAAGCCCACGGCAAGGTTTTTCGGGGTGAAGACGGCGCTGTTCAGGATCTCCTTCGGCTCGTTGTTCAGCTTGTCGAAGCCGCTGAACCATTGCCCCTCCATCTTGTCGATGGTGAGCGGGATGCGGATTTCCGGCCCGGTGAAGGGCTTGAACATCCCAGCTTCGCGCAGAATGGCAGACACAGGGTTGCTGTTGAAAACAAGATCCTGCGTCTCCCTCTGGCGCATTGCCATCGCCATGGTGAGTACCTGGCGATATTGGCGGTCATTCGTGACTGCGGCCATAGCCTTTGCCTTTCGTTACTGACGCGCGGCAGCGAAAGCCGCCTTCAGCGCGTCTCGGTTTGTCTTGAATTGGCGCTGCGGGGCAGTCGATTGACCTGCGCCGGGTGCGCCTCGGACTGACTTTTGCCCGTCAGGATCAACAAGACGGTCGGGTTGGGCCTGGGCAGCCGCCGGTGCCGGGGCAGGCGCTTCGGACTGTGAGGGCGATCCCCGACCGCCAGCCATCCGATATGCCTGCTCTAGCCTTTGACCGGGCGTCAAACCTGAGCCGTAAAGTCCCTCGATTACGCCGCTGCGAAGGATTTCCGCGATATGGGATTCCAACTGCGGATAGTCGGCGTGGCGAGATGCGAACTGCTCGACAACGGGCTGCACCTTGGCGGCGGCAAGCTCGGTCTTGAGCGATTTCAATTCTTGAGAAAGCTGCTGCACCTGCGGATCGGAGCGCTGCTGTTGGGGCTGCTGTGCCGCCTGCCGCGGCTGTTGGGCCTGCGGGTTCTGCATGACGTACTGGGCATACTGCTGGGGCGTCATCCCGAAATTGCGCAGGATTTCGGCTACACCCTCGGCCCAATTAGTCGCCAGCTTCTGCTCAATCGAGACATACCGCTCTAACGCCTGATCCAGCGTCGTGCCGGACTGCCGCGCCATTTCATCGAACCGCCGCACAGCTTCATATTTTTCGGCCCGCTCGCTCAGGTCGCGGGTCTGCGCTTCGAACTCCTGCGAAACGCGGTGCATCTCGGCCTTGATCTCGTTGGGCGTGTTCGCCCACTTCGCCCGCGCCTCGGGCAAGAAACGGGAAGGCGGCTCAGCGTACTTGCGCCCCTCAGACTGACGCTCGCTTGCGTCATCCGCCTTCCCGGCGTCCCGATCAGGGGCGCTCGCTGGGGCTTTTTCAGCCGGTTCCTTGGCCTCTCCAGGCTCTTTCGCAACCTCGGCGGGCGCGGCCTCGTCCTTGAGCTTTTTCTTCTGCGCCTCGGCTTTCGGCTCTTCTTTCTCCGCCTCAGCGTCCGGGGCTTCTTCCGATGCTTTTTCGGCCTTGGACTTGACCTCGCTCATGGCCTTGGAGATCGCATCGCGGGATGAAAGCGGCTTTGCGTCTTCCTTGGGCTTGGCCTCCTCTTTCGGCGCGTCTGCCGTCATGTCGGGGCCGCGTCCAAGCGCGGATGCGTCAGCCTCGCGGTGCTCGATCACTTGCGACGGGGCAGCCGTCTGATTTGCATCAGGTGCATCTGTCATGGGTTGGTCCTTGTCTGAGAAGGGTTAGCCGGGCAGCTTGTCCAGAACAGGCGGCACGCGCCCGCTTTTCACGTCTGCCATGGCCTTCTTGATGGCCTCACGCCGGCCAGCGCGATCAACTTTCGGGGCCTCGAACTTCGTGATGTCCTCGTTCCCCACCTCGACGTAATCCACGCCCTGCGGGTTGTTCTGCGCCTTGTAGGTCGCCCTCAATGACGCCTGATCGTCGTAAAACTTGCCGTCAGCCATGGACTGCACCGGCGACGAAAACGGGCGCACAAGATGCGGACACGGGAACTCGCTGACGCTCTGCCGTGCTGTCCGGTCGGAATACACCTTGCGCCAACCGCGCGCAGTCTTGTGCCAGCCGTCAGTCATCACGAGAAAGGCGACCTGCCGCCACATCCAGAGCCATAAGAGCCGCCAAAACAGCAGACGCGATTTCTTCATGTACGCTCGGGTCGGCGTCTGCCACATCACATTCCGTCGCTTTGATCGCGGCGATAATGGCGGCCTTTTTCGTCGCGATGTCAGCCATTTGAACTTCCATCCATAGTTATGCCCTTCTGCCGCTCGTTCATCGCCTGCTCAACCTGACGGGCTTCCGTGCTTTCAGCAGCGCGGTATTCCTCCAGATCCTGTTTGCGCGCATCCAGGCCAATGCTCTGCAAGATCTTCGCGGTCTCAGCCTGCATCTTGTTGATGCGCGCCTCGGTCTCAGCCATCCGAGCCGCGAAGTCCTGCTCCTGCTTGCTCAACTGCAACTGCAACTGGCCGACTTTCAACTGCGCGTCCTGCTGATCCTTCGATGCCTTGGCCTGCAACTCCTGCATCTTGCCCTGCATGTCGGCTTGGTCCTTGGCGGCCTTAGCCTTCACGTTCTCCATTGCCGCCTGCGCCTTGATCGTCTCGGCTTCCGCCAGCTTCATCTGCGCCTCGGCCAGCCCCTGATCGTCGCCTTCCGCCGCCTGCTCCATGATTTGCGGAGCGGCCTCGATGAAGTCGTCAATCATGCCGTCCAACTCACGCCCGGCACGATACGGAGCCAAGGCGAACTTGATCATGCCGCCCGCCAACGTCGCGCCCGCCTCACCTGCGGCAAGGAGCGGCTGGATCGACGCGGTGGCGCCCGTGAAGGCTTGCAGAAACTCGCCGCGGTTCTGCTTTTCCGCCATCTCGTCAACCATGATGGTGCTGTCGGTTTCGATCTCGATGGCGAACGCCCGCGCTTTCTGATCGCGAAACAGGTCCATCACATCCTCAATCGGAACCTCTTGGCGTATGCTGGCGATCTGCGGCTGATACTTCGCCATGACTTGCTGCTGCGCTTGCTCGAACTGCTGCACAAGCTGCTGGCTTTGCGCCGGGTCTTGCAACGCGCGGGCCTGCTCTGCCGCATCCATCGCCTGCGCTTCGATCTGCTCCATTTCCTGCCGGGCGGCGGCTTCCAGATCGTCCAACGACTTTTTCAACTTTGCCCGCGTGGGCAGCTTCATCTGCGCCATGTCCTGGATGTCGTCGGCCGTGAACTTCTCAGCGATGATTTCAGCGGTGATCCGCGCAACGTCGCGCGCCACACGCTGCAACTCGTCCACTTTTTCCCGAACCCGCACAGAACCGAATTGGCTCTTTAGCTGCTGCGCGCCCAGCGTCTCGCCTGCATCCGTCGCGCCGCGCATGATGTCGCTGATGCCCGACAACTCGTAGAAATTCTGGATCAACTCGCGCCGCGCTTCGAGAAGCCCGGTGATGGCCGCTGCGAACTCCTGCAACGGCAAGAACTGCACGAATTGCCCATTGCTGCCCTGCATAAGCGCCGCCGCGGGCACAGGAATGAGCAACACGTCGTCGTTGCCCGTCGATGCAAGCGCGGCCTCCACAGCCTCGCCCACGTCCCCCCCAGCGGGGATCATGCCCTTGACCTTGACCCATGACAGAAGCGCATGAACCCGGCGGGTCAACTCGTTGATCTGATCCAAGGTGCGGGCATAACGCACGTAGTCCGGAACCGGGATAAGCTGGCGGCGCTTCAACGTGCCGTATGCTGGCCGAGGGCAGGGATAAAAGCCCTCGATGTCCAGAAACGGCGCGCTTTCATCCAAGAGCGTATCAACGCCTTCCGTAACCCAATAAACGCGCTCGTCGGCCTTGTGCCAGACCTCCCACACCTTGCACTTGGCAGCGGTGTCGTAGCGGCTGTCGTCGTCCTTGCGCCGCGACTTGAACTCTGCCGCCTCGTCGTCAGCTTTCGGAAACCGCGCCTTGAACTCGCGCCGCGTCAGATATGCGGCCCGCGCCGCCCAACCCACTTCAGCCCATTTTCGCGACGGCTCGTGCAGGAAATCGCAGCGATCAATGTGGTCCTCGCAGACCCTTTTGCCCTTGTCGCCCGTCTCGTAATAGACCCACGGCACGCCTCGGCCATCGGTGCAAAGATCATCCCGAACGCCGATCATGACTTGATCGAAATCGCCACGGTCAAAGGACGATGCAAGGCACCGTTCCAGCAACTCCGACGCGCGAACGGCTGTCTTGTCCCGATCCGGGAAGCGCGGCGACACAACGGGCTGGGGTGGGCGCGAGTAGACCGCTGGCTTGATGATTTCCAGCGATGCCCAATACAGGTCGAACTCCTGATCGGACAGCCGGGCGTGGTCTATCTCGTTGTAGGTGGATTGCGTAGCGTCGATGATCTTGTCGATGCGCGCGCAAACCTCCCACCACGGCTGGAAAGCCTTCTCAGCATCGCGAATGGCGTCCAAAACGGCGGCACTGGACTTCGGTTCGTCCTCTACCTTGAAGCTGTCACTGTATTCGTTATCCAAAGCGCGCCCCCTTGAGGTGCTTCAACGGCGGGGCGATGATGTCGCCGGTTGTTCGCATGACGTGCGCGG